CCGACGATGTCTCGTTGGCCAATGCCATTCTCGAACTCACGTTCATCCACAATCCAACCACGTAAAGCACCATGTCCACCGTCTATCCGAACAAGGGCAAGAGCATCAAGGCCGGCGCCTCCGCCACCCCCACTACTGTCGTCCCCGGCCTCCTCGATTTCGACATCGGCGAGGGAGGCCGAGAGCTCTTCGACACCACGAACCAGTCGACCACTGGCACCAAGACGTACGCTCCCGAGCCGCTTCGTGAGCCGCGCAACGTCGAGGTGAAGCTGCAGTTCGATCCGAAGGACACCGAACACGCCCGGCTCTACGCGGCCTATCTCGCCGGAAGCCTCGAATATCAGACCTTCATCTTGGCGAGCGGCTCCACGTTCGCGTTCTCCGGCTACATCACAGACTTCCCGCTTCCCGGTGGCGGGCTGACCGGGCAGGCGGAGGCGTCCTATACCTTCCGCGCGATCGCCGCGGAGACCTTCACCGCATCGCCGGCCTGATCCTGAGCCATGCCAACCCCCATCTGCCAAGCTAAGCCGGTGTGCGTTCAGCTGGATCGCGAGCGCACCATCACGTTCGACACGCGCGCGGAATTCCGCATGGGATCGATCGAGCGGCCGTTCGCCGTGTGCGACCTCAACAATCGTCGTCGCGCATGGGCTGCACTCGTTGCGTGGACGTGGGCATGCCTTGTCGACTCCGACGCCTCCGACTTCCCGACGCCGGAGGCGCTGGCGCCGCACCTCAAGGAGCCAGCCGCCATCGATTCCGCATTCGCCGCCTTTCTCGAAACCTACTCTGCGGCTCAGCCTTCCGACTCAAAAAACACCGCAGGCTGATGCGGCAGTGGGCGTTCGCCCGCGTCAGCCTCAAGCTCTCAGACGCCGAGTTCTTCGGATACACGCAACCGCAGCTCGAAGCGCTGACGGATGCATGGGCCGAGAACCGGCAATGGGAACTCGCCGTGCAGACGGCATGCGCGCTCAACGCGAAATGGAGCTCATCGAAAACACTCCTACCGTTCTCGCCTCGCGACTTCCTCCCGAAGTCGAAAGAGGAAGAGCGCGCAGAGACGGAGGCGAAGGAGCGGGCGCTCGAATTACGCTTCGCCGCAATGGCATCGTCGCTCGCAAAGAAAGGAGCCGCTGATGGCGCGCGGAAGTAACAGGGTTGCTCGGCTCGACTTCGACCTCGCCGCCGTTCTCGACCTGCAAAAGACGCTCGCCGGGATCTCCGAAGAAATCCGCGCCGAGGTCATCGGCGACATGGTGGCCGAGGGCGCCAAGCCGCTCGTCCGTTCGATCAAGGCGAAGGTCCCGGTCGACCTCGGGAACCTCAAGGCATCAATCACAACCGGCCTGCGAATCAAGAAGCGCAAGGGCACCGCAGTCGCCTACGTCGGACCCGAAGTCGGTGGATACTACAAAGGCGGGAAGCGCCTCAACAAGAAGAAGGACGATCTCCGCGGATCGTCTGGACCGTCGCGATACGCGCACCTCGTGGAGTTCGGGCACGTCGCCCGCGATGGCTCTCGTGTCGAGGCCAAGCCGTTCATGCGTCCGGGGACCGATGAGTCGATCAACCAAGTGCAGGCGAAACTCGTTGTCGGCTTCCAGAAGGGACTGACGCGAGCCGCTCGCAAGTTCGCGAAACGCATCTCGAGAAAGAACTGACCATGTCGAAGAACGTCACCATTGCCCGCCTCAATACCCTCGTCACGGCCAACGCCGCGCAGTTCACGCGTGAGCTCGACAAGGCGAGCGCTGTCGCCAAGACCCGTGGTGTTGCTATCGACAAGGCGCTCAGCTATGTCGGCGGTGCGCTATCGGCTGGCGCCATCATATCGTTTTCGAAGTCTATCGTCGACCTCGGCGGACGCATCACCGATCTGGCTTCGCAGGCCGATCTGTCCGCACGCGGGCTCCAGGCAATCTCGGTCGTCGCCGGAGACAACGGCGTCTCCATGGAGGAGGTCGCGAAGGCTTCGGAGAAGATGCGGTCGAAGCTTCAGGATGCCCTCGCCAACGGCTCCGACCCGCTGAACAAAGGCCTCCGAAAGCTTGGTCTGTCGGCCGCCGGACTCTCTGGGCTCAACACCGACGAGAAGTGGCAGGCCATTTCACGTGCTCTCGTTGGCGCGAAGAACCAGCAGGAAGCGATGAACATCGCCTCCGACATCTTCGGCGAGAAGATCGGGCCCAAGCTGCGCAGCACGTTCGAGTCGCTTACTGGAGGTGTCGACAAAGCCGCCGCTGGTATGGGCGGCATGATACTGAGCAACGAGCAACTCGCCCGGCTTGATGACGCCGGCGACAAGCTCCAGCGGCTCGGCCTGTTCGCGAAGGTTTTCGCCGTCAACATCGCCGACGGGAATGTCGGATTCCAAGGGCTATGGAAAGGCGCCAAGCAGTTCTTCACCGGTCCGGAGAAGCTCTCGAAACTGGACATTCGCAACTCCGGCGAGCTGATACTGCCGGGCGGTTCCGCGAAGCCGCAAGGTGACCTCATCGCCGAGAAGATGCAGGCCGCACAGGAGGCCGCGTGGAAGAAGAACGATGAGGACTACCGGAAGACTCTCGCGCGGATCGATGAACGGAAGGCGCAGAGGGCGCGGCGGAATGCTGCCGATCCCCTCTACCAGTTGGAGCTGACGAAGGGGCGCAAGAGCGCTGCCGACAAATACGCCGAGGCGTACCTTGGCGGAGATCCGCGGTTCTCCGGTCTGCTGAAAGACATTCAGCGCGGCCCAGTCGACGCGTCAGCGATGCAGTCGCCGACCGATGCGTATTCCAGGATCGGACTTATGACCGGGCAGGCGGCACCGGCACAGAAGGAATCCAACGAGCATCTCCGCAAGATCCGCGACCTCCTAGAGAAGATCGCAACGGCTGTCCGCGGAGGGACCGCACAAACCGCAGCATACGCGAACTGACCATGGCACTTATCAACTTTCTCAGACCCGATTATCCGAAGGTCGCAACCGATGCGACTGGCATCCGCCGCACGTACCTGATGCGCGGCCCGACGGCCACGCTTCAGCCATTAATCCCAGGAATCAATACTACTTGGTCCGACGGATACAGGGTCAAGAACACGCATCGCGAGCCGATCGGCACCTCGTCTTGGTCGGACGTCACAGTCGAAACATTCCAAGAATTCGAACAATCGTCGACCGCGGAAGAGACCTCGCAGGAATATCCGTTCTGGGAGATCGACCAGGTGCAGATCGAGAAGAGCCTGCTCCAGCACCCGTGCTTCATCTCGTTCTCGACGGCAGACAAGGCAGCTATCAGGGCATGGGAGGGCGAGATGGATGACGCACTAAAGGCGGCGTTCCAGTACTATTTCCACGACAAGGACGGCGCGCCCACCGGCACAGTGCAGACATTGACCGGGACGACGTCGGCAGGGCAAAAGGCGTTCGCGAACCTCCGCCTGCTTGGCGTCGAATCGTTCCTCGATTTCGCTCCGGTCGTGCGCAAGACGAGCAAGTACTTTGGCAACGCGGCGCCCAACAGCGCAGACGCCGGGCAGAAGACTGCGGACGCGCCAACCTACGCGCCTGCCGGTTACGAATGGCTCAAGACCGCGGATCGCGTATCCAAGCAAGGGCTTCGCGGAAACGAATGGCTCCGCCAAGAGGAATGGACTGGCGCGCGGAAGGTCCTAATCGACAAGGATAGCCTCTTCACCTGAGCCATGAAGACTCCCGACTTCGTTTCTCCCGGGCAGCCGATTTCCGCCAAGGCGTTCAACGACCTTGTACTCTATGTCCGCTCCCTTCAGCTACGGAGCAGCCCCGGCGTGCGCGTGCATTCGAGCATGGCCGGGACGACACTCGCGATACCGGGCCAACAGCCCGGGAGAGCTGGCATCGCGAGCATCACGCACCCGTTTCTTGTGACCGACGCAACGGCGTCCGGAGTCGCTGGAGTCAGCGTCCGCTCTGGCTCCGTCAACGATGTCATCCCGGCCAACATCGCGACGGTGCTGACATTCGCGTCGGCTGGCACCTGGCGCGTTTACCTGGACTGCACGCTCAGCGACGATGCGGCCGGCACCGTGACGGCGGTTGCGTTGGCGGTGACGAACGGGGCTCAGCCGGCCGACACGCGGACGCACGCGTACCTTACGCTGGCCACCGCTACCGTTGTCGCCGTCGACGGCGGTTTCAGCGTTTCGCAGATCGATCAGCTGGCGACGCAC